GACTCCGACAGGCGGGATAGTATTAGACCCGTACTGCGGTTCGGGAACGACTTGCAAGGCCGCACAAAACACCAGCAGGAACTACATAGGCATAGATATAAGCCCTGAATATTGCGAAATAGCAAGGCAGAGGCTTAAAGAACAAAAACCGATGTTCGCAGGAGTTCGATTCGGATAATGACAAAGACAGAAGTTAAAAAACTGTGCAAGTGGCGGAAAGGTGTATTAATGGCCATCCCGCACTATGACCCGTTTGAGGATGCGGGGAATTGCTGGTTTGATACTTCTGCTGCCGACAAAATCCTCAGTTTCTTTCCCGGTATATTAACGCATATCAAAGGGCCGAAAGCGGGCAAGCCATTTAATTTAGCGTTTTGGGAGCAGGCGATTCTTGCAAACTTATTCGGCTGGAAGAGGCCAGACGGGACGAGGCGATACAGAGAGGCATTTATCGAAGTGCCGAGGAAAAACGGCAAGACTTCTCTGATAGCTGGGGTTGTAATTTACGGGCTGTTGTTCGATGGCGAAATAGGGGCGGAGATATACTCTGCGGCTGGTGATAGGGAGCAGGCGAAGTTGGTATTCATGGCGGTTAAGGGCATGATTAGCGCATCGCCTCTATTGATAGTCAGGGCGCAAGCATACCAGCATTCGATAGTTGCTCTTGACCCGGATAGCGGGATGGATAACGGCTCATTCTATAAACCTATTAGTGCCGAGGCCGGGACGAAACACGGATACAATTCACATATTGTTGTTGTTGACGAGCTTCATACTCAGCCGAATGATGAGCTGGTGGATGTTTTAGAGACATCGATGGGGTCGAGGGCGCAGCCCTTACTAATCCATATTACAACATCAGACTATGATAAGCCTTCGATATGCAACGAAAAAGAGGCTTATGCTTATAAGGTGCGGGGGCGTGACCAGTATGGAAAGAAAATATCTAAGGCAGATGATAATTCGTTCCTCCCGGCGATTTGGCAGGCTACTATCAATGACGATTGGACTGATTCTAAAGTTTGGAAGAAAGCTAATCCCTGTTTGGGAAATAGTCTTTCGAGGGATTACATTGAACGCAAGTGCAAGAAGGCACAAGAGACACCCAGATTCCTGAATACTTTTCTTCGGCTTCATCTTAACGTCAAGACTCAGACAGAAACGCTATGGCTTGAGCTTGACCATTGGGATAATTGTAATAAGCCGGTAATCGAGGAGCAATTAAAAGGCAAGCGATGTTTCGCAGGCTTCGATTTATCCCACAACACCGATACTACATCTGTTTTATACTTATTCCCACCCGATAAAGATTTTGATTCGTATCGAATTTTACCGAGAATTTATATCCCGGAAGAAAACGCAAAGGCAAGAGAGATGCGCGACCATGTACCATATCTAACGTGGGCGAGGGATGGTTATATAACATTGACTCCGGGCAACGTAATTGACCATGCCAAAATCAAAGCAGACTTCGAGCGGGATTACCAACAATTTGATATTCAAGAAGTAGCATTTGATAGATGGGGATTTGAGGCGTTGAAGCAGCAGTTTATCGCTGATGGCGTTGATAGCGATAAGTTCGTATCGTTCGGGCAGGGCTTTGTTTCTCTGTCCGCACCGAGCAAGAAATTGGAAGAGTTAATCCTTGCCAGGCTACTTGCTCATGGCGGGAATCCGGTTATGCGATGGATGGCGGGAAATACGGTAATTGAAACAGACGCTGCCGGTAATATCAAACCTACAAAAAAGAAATCCACAGAACGGATAGACGGCATAGTGGCCCTGGTAATGGCACTGGGGCGGGCTATTACGATAGCAGAGCCTAAGAAGTCGATTTACGAGACTCGCGGGATAATTCAGTTGGGCGATAAAGAATGAAAATATTCCAAAACATATTGAGCAGAGCCGGATATGAGAAGCGGTCGGGTACGGCAAATCCGGCGAAGTGGCTTATCGATTGGGTACGCGGCGGCGAGGATTCGGCAACCGGCGTTCATGTTACCGAAGATTCTGCGATGAAATACACACCGTTCTGGTCGGCGGTAAGGGTAATATCGGGGACGCTGGCGGCGTTGCCGTTTATTGTTTACAAGAGGTCGGGCAAGGGCAAAGACCGCGCTATGGAACATCCTGTATATAAGCTGATTCATACCCGGCCTAACGAGTTTATGGATGCTTTATCATTCATGGAGACCAGGCAGGCCCAGGTTCTTACATTCGGCAATTCATACGCCGAGATACAGAGGAATGGTGCTGGCAAGCCAATAGCTTTGTGGCCTTTGCTGCCGGACAAGACTTCAAGGAAGATGAGTAAACAGGGAGTTCCGTATTACGAGGTCAAACAAAATGCCGGGGAGACTGTCGAGCTACCGGATTATAACGTACTGCATATCAAGGGACTGGGATTTGATGGCTATACGGGATACAACGTGGTTGCATACCACAAGGCGGCGATAGGTTATGGAATCGGAGTTAAACAATACGGGGCGAGGTTCTTCGGTAATAATGCTAATCCGGGCGGGGTATTAGAGCATCCAGAGGTATTAGGTGACGAAGCGTTAAAACATCTTAAAGAGTCTTGGAATAATAGGCACAAGGGCTTGGATAACGCTCACAGGCTTGAGATTCTCGAAGAGGGTATGAAATGGCATGAGGTTGGGGTATCGCCGGAGCAGGCACAGGCGTTGGAAGTGCAGAAATATACGGTTGACGACTGTTCGAGGATATTTAATATCCCTCCGCACAAAATCGGCTCGATGGACAGGGCGACCTTTTCGAATATCGAGGAGCAGAATATTGATTTTGTCAATCAGACGATGCTTTATTGGTTTAAGAAGTGGGAGCAGGAGTGCAATTTCAAGCTGTTTACACCGGCGGAGCAAAAGGTTCTATTCTGCGAAATCCTCGCCGATGGGTTGCTTAGAGGCAATACAAAAGCAAGATATGAAGCATATAACATCGGCAGGAACGCAGGATTCTTATCTGTGAATGACATCCGGGAAAAGGAAAACATGAACGGAATTGGGGAGGATGGTGACATTTATCTTGAGCCGTTGAATATGAAACCTGCGGGAAGTGAGCCGGAGCCGGTAGTTGAGCCTATGCCGGACGATGAGCCTGATGATGATGTTCGGTTCGCACATAGGGATATGTTGACTACACAGATTTTGAGGGTAATGCGGAAAAAGTACACAGGAGATAAAGCTAAAAGGGAGTTTGCTAATACGATTCTATACGAGCCTGCTATGGCTTATGCGAGCTTAATAAATGGGAATGTTAATGTTACTGAATGTTTACGGGGAGTAATCGAAGACATAATCAATGAAAGATTTGGCGAGTCGAGTGCATTTTTGGCCGCCGATAGAATTTTAGACAAAATAGGAGCTTACAATGGCTAAAGAAATCGAAAATATGGAACGCAGAATATTGTCGGTCGAAGATGTCGAATTGAGGGTTTCGGACGATGAGAATCCTAAAATCACCGGATATGCAGCGAAATTCGGCAAATGGTCGCTGGATTTGGGCGGATTCAGGGAGAAAATCAAGTCTGGCGCGTTCGATGAAGCGTTAAAAAGAGACGATGCTGATGTTCGGGCGTTAAAGAACCATGACTCAAATCTGATACTCGGAAGAACGACAAGCGGGACGTTAAGACTCAATACTAACTCAGTTGGTTTACAGGTCGAGATTGACCCGCCCGATACGAATACAGGCAGGGATACGGTCGAGGAAATCCGGCGCAAAGATATTACAGGGATGAGCTTTGCATTTACGACTGCCGAGGACGATTGGAAGTATCTCGAAGATGGCAATGTTGAGAGAACGATTATTAAAGTCGGCGAGTTATTCGATGTCGGGCCGGTAACATATCCGGCGTACCCAGACACATCCGTTGCGGCAAGGTCAATGGATGCCTACAAGGAAGAGGTCGAGCAGGAAAAAAAAGAAATTGAAACAGTAGTCGAAAAGACTGATGAAGAAATTAAAGAAGAACGTAACCGCAACCGTGAAATCGAGCGAAAGTATCGATTAGCGGGGCGGATAATTAATCGCAATAAGCCAGCCTAAGTTTGGTTTATTGACCGGCCAAAGTTCGGAATAAACAAGAATACTAAAAATTTAGGAGTATAAAAAATGAAAGTTTTACAGATAAGGGAAGCGGCAGTAGCTGAGGCCGAGGCCGCTCAGACAATTAAAGACGTATGCGACCAAGAGGCAAGGGGATTGACCCATGAGGAAGCAGAGAAGTTCGATGCCCACTTGAAGGAATCCGAGCGGCTGGAAGGCGAAGCCAATCGTCAGGAAAAACTGGAACGGGCGATGGAGCGTCTTAATGCCCCGGCAGAACGGGTGGTAACTCCCGAACTTGCCAACGGTGCAAGGATTGAAGTTGCGGCAGGTCCGAAGCTGTTCCGTTCAGGCCAGTTGCGAGCTTTCAAGGGCAAAAATGCCGATGCTGACGCTTATACCGCTGGCAAGTTTTTGCTTGCTACGGTAATGGGTAATGCCGAAGCCCGCCAGTGGTGCAGGGACCACGGAGTCGAGCTTCGTGTCCAGACAGAGGGAGTAAACGCAGCCGGTGGCTTTGTTGTTCCAGACGTTATGGAACGGGCAATAATCGACCTGCGGGAGACTTACGGCTTTTTCAGGGCTAACGCAAGACGGGTTCCGATGTCAACTGACCACATGCTGATTCCCAGACGGGCGGGCGGCGTAACGGCTTACTTTGTTGGCGAGTCAGCGGCAATCACTGAATCTGATAAGAGTTGGAATCAGGTTGAGTTGACGGCAAAGAAACTCGGCGCATTGACGAGGATGAGTACCGACTTATCCGAGGATGCGATTATCAATATCGCTGACGATTTGGCTTCAGAAATGGCCTATGCTTTTGCGGCCAAAGAAGATGCCTGTGGTCTTGACGGCGATGGGACTCTCACTTACGGAGGCATGACAGGTTTGCGGGCTTTGTTTGTCGATGGGACTCACAATGCAGGCTATCACGAAGGCACTTCGGCTTGTACGGCATGGTCAGATATTACTCTGGCGGATGAACTCATAACGATTATGAGTATGGTTCCGACTTATGCTCTGGCTAACGCAAAATGGTATATCAATCCGGCTGGCAAGGCGGGAGTATTCGATGCCATAGCTTTAGCTGCCGGTGGTAATACCACAAGAGAAATAGGCGGCGGTGCGAATATCGCATCATTTGGAGGTTATCCGATTGTCGTATCGGCTTCGATGCCTACAGCTCCGACAAACGATACGGTTTGCCTGATGTTTGGTGACCTGACTAAAGCTTCGACCTTCGGAGACAGACGGGGCATCACTCTTCAAGTATCTGCCGACAGGTACATGGAATATGACCAAATCGGCATTAAGGCAACAGAGCGTTTCTGTATCGTCAACCATGACATCGGTGATGGAACCACCGCAGGCCCGTTGGTAGCATTGACCGGCAATACCTAACGGATAAGGGTCTGGTTAGTAATAGGCGTTAATTGAAAATTGAATGAAAATTAAGTTATAGGAGTACATATTATGAATCCCGCAGAAAGTAAAACTGCTTTAATTATTATGCCGCAGACACTTGCGGCGGCATCGACTACCCAAGGGTTTATCGATACCAAAGGTTACGACTATTGCACTATCGATTTTATTGATGGTTCAATAGCAACGGCGGCAACCGCATTGACGTACTTGCAAATATCTGAGGCTGAAACAAAGGCCACCACTTACGCAGAGGGTACGGCTATCCCGGCACTAACGGGAGCGGCGGCTGTAAGT